ACTTAATAGAGTTAAAACAAATTAATAATAATACGCTTGAAAATTGGGGCTTAAATAAATTTCAACGGGCTTTCCATATTAAACACAATCAAGCGGGGGGACGCTGTTTTATCTTAGTTAATAGGGTCAAGGACAAAGAACTCAAACTTTTGAGGCTTGGGGCGGGGGGCTTTTCACACATAATCACGCAACCAAAAACACGGGACGGGCTACAAAAAATATTAGACGCAATAAAAAACTACCAAAATTAATTATAAGAATTTATTGGAACTGATAGTCATAAGTTATCGGTTCTTATATCTTATTATATATTCGCGGGGCGTGGGGTATTTTCACATAACAACGGCACAAGGCTCAATTCACTTTCCAAAATTGATTGTTAGAAATTACTGGAATTTCACGGAAAAATAATATAAAATATGTTCTGATATGTGTGGATACGTAAGTTACTTACACGTAAACAAGGAAATAACATTTGAAAAAAATTTTTGGGAAATTTTAAAACTTTAAGGTTCATGGAAGCAAATAATTTACCAACCGATAAACTAAGGCTCAAAGTAGAGAAGCTTTGGCTAGAACACATAAAGTTGTGCCAGGATAATTTTTTATATTTTGTAAAAGAAGTTTGGCCCGATATTGTTATGAAACAGGAGAAAGATCCTGATAAATGGGGCCATCATCAAATTATGGCTCATGAATTTACTAAGATTGCTACACAGAAAAAAGGGAGGCTCATTATCAATATGCCTCCTAGACATACTAAATCTGAGTTTGCATCGTTTTTGTACCCAGCATGGATGATAGGGAAGTTTCCTAAAATGAAAATTATGCAGGTGACACACAACGCAGAATTATCAGCAAGGTTCGGTGCAAAGATTAGAAACTTAATGGATACGCCTGCATATAAACAAATATTTGGAGATGTGTATTTACGACCCGATGCTAAAGCAAAATCTAAATGGGAAACAAATCATGGCGGAGAATATTTTGCTGCTGGTGTTGGAGGCTCGATTACAGGACGGGGTGCTGACCTTTTGATTATTGACGATCCTCACACCGAACAAGATGCTTTTAACAAAGCAGCTTTCCCTAGAACATATGATTGGTATTTATCAGGCCCCAGACAACGTTTGCAACCTGGCGGATCTATTGTTTTGGTTATGACCAGATGGGCCACTAATGATTTAACAGGTCTCCTAACAAAAGCAGAGGACGAACCAAAAGCAGATAAATGGTCTAAGATATCTTTTCCTGCATTGCTGGATGATGGAGAACCGCTATGGCCTGAGTATTGGAGTAAAGAAGATTTAGAAAGAACCAAAGCATCTATTTCAATAAGAGGTTGGTCAGCTCAGTATCAACAGAACCCAACTTCAGAAGAAGGTGCATTACTAAAACGAGAATGGTGGCAACCATGGGAAGGCCCAATACCAGAATTAGAATATGTAATTCAATCTTATGATACAGCGTTCAGTAAAAAAGAAACTGCCGACTATTCTGCTATAACCACTTGGGGAGTCTTTAGGCCTTATGAAGGATATGAAAAAGCTCTGATATTACTTGATGCAGAAAAGGGTAAGTATGATTTCCCTGATTTAAAAAACAAAGCTTTTGAATTATATAAATATTGGGAACCCGATATGTGTATCGTTGAGGCTAAAGCTTCAGGGCAACCTTTACTTCAAGAATTTAGACGTGCTGGGATTCCTGCAATAGATTACTCACCAAATAAGGGAAAAGATAAATATACTAGGGTTAATACCTGTGCAGCCGTATTTGAGGCTGGCTCCGTATTCTATCCTGCTGATGAGAAATTTGCGGAAGAGGTCATTGAAGAATGTGCCGCGTTTCCTCACGGAGAATATGATGACTATGTTGACAGTACCACACAGGCAGTGTTAAGGTACAGACAAGGCGGATTTTTAACATTAGAAACTGATTATAAGGATGTTGATGCTCCACCTAAAGATTATGTCTATTACGGATAGGAGAATTTAAAATGGCAAAACGTGGATCAGTAGAAGCTTTCAAAGAAGCTGAAGCAAAAAGACAAGAAAGAATTAAAAGTCCAAAAGCATCTAACATGGCTGATGCTAGAAAACAAAAAAGAGATGCATTCAATGCAAAAGTAAAATCAATTAATGAATCAAGAGTTAACAAAAGCTCTTTAGATAGATTTAGAAAAGCAGAAGCAGATAGAAAAGCAAGAGTGGCTTCTGTAAATAAAATGAATCCTAATTCTCCAAAAGCAAAAAGATTAAGAGCACAAGCTGATGTTGAAAAAGATTTACCAAAAGCAAAAACAACAACTGCAGCCCTTAGTCCAATGGCTAAAGATAGAGTTGCAAACAGAGCAACTAAAGTTGCTGATGCAGGAAAAACAGCTAAACCTATAGCTGCACCAAAAGCTGAAGCATCAACTCCTAAAAAATCTGTAGACCTTTCTGGATTCGGAGCAGCATTTAAAAAAGCAAGAGCAGAAGGTGTTGGAACTAAATTTGCTTACAATGACAAAATGTATGCAGCTGTAACTAAAGATGATATTTCTAGATCTGGAAAAACTTCATTACAAGATTTTTTAAATTCAACAAAAAGAAGTGAAACTAAAATTGCAAAAGCTCCAGGACAAAGAGAAGAAGCTATTGTTAAAAAAAGATCTGGCGGTATGTCGGATCTTGAAAAAAAAGATAGATTAAAAAAAATGCTTGCGTCTGTTAAAGGTGCTGCGGAATCTTTTAAAAGTCCTGGTATGAGAAAACAAAGACTTTTAGATAGATATAAGGAAAGAGCTTCTATGCCAAGAGGTGTTGAATCTGAAGACTTTAGAATTTTACAAGAGGCAAAACCAGAATCTAATAGAAGAATGAAAGATAGATCTTATATGCCAAATAAAAATACTTATAAAAGAATGTCTGGTGCAGCTATGACTGATAATGAAATGAGATCTATGATGGATCAAATATCAAAACCAGAATCTATGGACAGATTTAAATCTGGCGGAAGCGTCATGGCTCGTGGTTGTAAGATGGGTAGAAAAAAACCAACTAAGATATACTAATGAAAGACAAAGATATCAAACTTGTAAAGCTAGATCCTCTAGCTGAAAAACTTGATAAAGCAGGAATGAAAGGTGGAGTAGGAAAACTTCCAAAACCTAAAAAGCTTTCTAAAGAAGCAAAAGAATTTGTTAAAGATGTTACTAGATCACAATTAAGATATAGCAGAGAAGTTTCTAAATCTGGAAGAGAAGGTATGTTTGGCCCTGCTACATCAGGAAAAGCTGCAGCTAAAGAATTAAAAACAAGTGCAAAAGAAATGGATCTAAAACATCCATCAAGTGGAACACTTACAAATTTGTTTAGAAAATTTGGTGATAAACCCTATCAAGAAGCAAGAAAATATTTAAAAAATAAAAAAGTAGAAGCAAGAAAACAAAAAGAATTTTTAAGAAAAAGAGGCTTGAGCACTGGAGGACTAATTAAAGGTTTTCCAAAACTTGCAAAACGAGGATATTAGTATATTAATTTGGGGGTATAATGAGTTCAGAAATATTTGATGAAGTTGATGAAACTTTAAAAGTCGAAGACGAAACCGTTGAACCTAAATCAAAAGAATTTAGAATCGAAGGTGAAGAAGTCGATGAAGAAGTTGAAATCGAAGGTGATAATTTTTATGCAAACCTTGCAGAAGAATTAGAAGACAATGTCCTAAATAAAATATCCTCACAATTAAGAGCTGAATTTGAAAGAGATAAATCTTCAAGAAAAGAATGGGAAGATGGATACACATCTGGCCTTGATCTTTTAGGTTTTAAATACACGCAACCTTCTAAACCGTTCAGAGGAGCGTCAGGCGTGACTCATCCACTTTTATCCGAGGCAATCACTCAATTCCAAGCACAAGCTTATAAAGAATTATTACCATCTTCTGGCCCTGTTAAAACAGCAATCGTAGGGGTTCAAAATGAAGAGACCGAGGATCAAGCTTCACGGGTCAAGGAATTTATGAATTATCAGATTACGGAGAAGATGGAAGAATATACTCCAGAGATGGATCAATTATTATTTTATTTACCTCTTGCAGGATCTGCATTTAAAAAAGTTTACTACGATGAATTAATGGACAGACCTGTTGCTAAATTTATTCCTGCTGAAGATATTGTAGTTCCGTACTTTGCATCAAGTTTATTAGACTGTGAACGAATTACTCATTGTCTAAGAATGTCAGAGAATGATTTATTTAAGAAAATGGATTCTGGTTTTTATCGAGATGTAGATATCAAACCTTCTACTAATGCCCAAACCTCTATTCAAAAAAAGTATGATGAATTAGAAGGTAAGTCTCCAAACAATGATGCATACAATTATCAAATATTAGAAATGCATGTTGATTTAAATTTAGAAAAATTTGAAAATCCTAAAGACAATGAAAAGAAAATTAAGGTTCCTTACATTGTAACAATAGATGAAGGCTCAGGAAAAATTTTAAGTATATATAGAAACTATGAAGAAGGCGACAAACTTTTTAAGAGAAAAGAATATTTTGTGCATTACAAGTTTTTACCAGGTCTAGGCTTTTATGGATTTGGTTTAGTGCATATGATTGGTGGT